GTCTGATTTCAAATAAATGTGAAAGAACAATAATTTTGCATCATTTGATAATTCGTAAAACCATGAATCATCAAAAAGCGTTGTTGGAATTTGCCTGTTAGCCATAACTTACTTAAAATTAAAAACCCCCGAAACAAGCGGTGGCAGTCGCTCATTTCAAGGGGTTTGGTTTCCTTACGGAAATTTCTGTTATCCTCTGCCACAAGGATATCCTGACCTAATCAGGAACTGCAAATATACAAATTAATTAACGACCTTCAAAATTATCTTGCCATCCTTGCCCCAAATCTTGCGGGCGTAAAACTCATGAACTCCGCTGTCATCCTTGCCAAAACAATCCATAAACCCTTTGACCAAGTTGTCCAAATCTGGCTTGTATCGATGTGGCTGACCCTCGAGTTCCTTGCGTTGCTTTTGAGTGTACGAAATCGGGAACGGCATGACAAAGGTTATTTCAAACCGCTCTGGGCATTCCTTGACACCAACACCACGCAGGAACATCCGTAACGCTGTCTTATACCTTGCGTATCTTTGAAACGGCTCGCTGAACTTCGCTCGTTGCGTAGTTCGAACCGCACCCATGCCGATAATGTCAAATTCCAATTCCTGCATAATGTAAAATTAAACGGAATCGGTGTAACAAAGTTTCATCAAGTCCGTTAAAAGCATAAAAAATATTATGAAAAAAACACTTTTAATCATCGCTCTGGCAACGCTTACGAGTTGTGCCACAATCACTTCCAGCATGAAGCAGGAAGTAACTATCAATGTCAAACCTGACCACGCCAAAGTTTATGTGAACGGCAACAAGGTCGGAGATGGAACATGCGTTGCGGAAGTACCCGTAAAAAAACGCAACACTATCGTAGTAAAGGCGGAGGGATACGAAAACGCTCAAATCAAAACGAATCGCCAAATCCGACCCGGCTACCTTATCGGGAATATCGGGATGTGTTTCGTGCCGTATGTAAACTTTTTCGGATTGCCAAGTTTAATCATTGACGCCTGCACTGGGGCATGGTACAAGCAGGAAGAATCGGATTATTATTTTGATTTGGATAAAAAATAATATAAATTGTCACACATAGGTTTTTTTGATTCTACCATTTTTTTTCAAGAGTTTAGAGTAACAACACCCAGTCTCCCCGACTGGGTTTGTTTTTTTCGTATATTTGCATAGTTAGCACAACTGAACTATGGCAAAAACGAAAAAGCCAATAGGTCAAGCCGAGACCGAAACAGAGGCAAAACCAAAGCACGCAGGAGGCAGACCGACTATTTATACCCCAGAACTTGCAAAGCGAATTTGTACCGAAATTGGGCAGTCCGAAAAAGGTCTGCATAGGCTTCATCGGGAGTTAGATTGGTTTCCTGACCCATCAACAATAATGGATTGGATTGACGACAAGCCAGAGTTTTCCTTACAATACGCACGGGCAAAGGCACTTCAAGCGGATTTTATGGGAGACAATGTGCTTATAATTTCAGACGATTCGAGCCAAGACGAAATATTCTCTCCCAACGGAAACCGAATCGAAAATCGGGAATTTACGAGTCGTTCAAAATTGCGTGTCGAAACTCGAATGTGGCTAATGGAAAGACTCGCCCCGAAAAAGTACGGCAAGCAGGTTGATGCAGATACGGAACAAAAAGACTACCAACCGCCTCAAATTAACCTGCATATTTCGCCCGAAGCAATCCGCAAAGCATCGGAGGAATAATGCCCGAACTGAACGAAGCACAGCAGATAGCATACTACTCCAGCCATCACCTCGAAGCGGAAGAGATACACATGCTGACGGGCGTTGGAGTGGGCAAGACCTACTGGCTTGCGGTCGATTTGATTCCAGACCTATCAGTCCCCAACTCAAAGCATTTGATATGCTCGCCCACATTCGCAATGATGAAGACCGCCACATTCAAAAAGGTTCAGGAAGCATGGGAAGAATGGGGACTTCGGGAGGGCGTGGACTATGTGGTAAACAAGCGAATGTCTGGCGTTAAGCCTTATTCCGGCATATCTTCGGACAAGGTCATTACATTCCGCTGGGGGTCTTATGTTGTCCTGACCCACCTCGATAACTACAATGTTGTGAACGGCTCAGAGTGGGACACCATAAGCATTGACGAGACAAGAGATGTGCGGAACTTTCAGGAGGCTTTGGACAAGTGCAGAGCAAGGACGAGAGGGACGACTTTCAAGAAGTTAGGTTTACGCCACCGCATCAAGACCGCCACGACACCGCCCGATAATGTCGCCTATTATCGGGAATTGGAAAGCCAAGCCAAGACCAGCAACGGACGAATTAAATTAATCCGAGCCGAGTCGTATGCCAACCAACACAATTTAAGACCCGGCTACATCGAGCAGTTAGAGCGAACATTAGACCCGAACTCATTCAAGCGTGAAGTCTTGGGAATGCTCGTGACTAAGCAGGAAACCGTCTGGGCGTATTGCTTCGAACATAAGAAGCATGTGGCGGATATTCAGGAAAGACCCGACCTGCCTATATTCGTATCAATGGACTTTAATGTTAGTCCAATGACCTGCATTTACGCACAGCACGACCCAAGCCGAAATAGAATCAGGATATTAGGCGAAGAACGAATCATGAACTCGGATGTGTACGAACTATGCGAACGCATCCGCACCAGATACCCCGATACTGCTCGTCTCATCCTAACCGGTGACGCATCAGGAAGAAACCGCTCAGCCACGATGAAAGGCGTAACGAACTGGAAAGCGGTCAAGGGTGCGTTAAAACTATCGGACGCCCAGATACGCCTGCTCTCGTCCAATCCTGATAGCAAAGACACGATTGTATTGATTAACTCGATGCTATCGAAGCATCCTGACATTGTCATTAACCGAGCGTGCAAGTATCTGGTCGAAGATTGCGAAATGATGCAACGGGGAGACGACGGGAAGAAGATTGCCCCAACTAATATGCACGGACACTTATTCGACTGCTTCATTTACTACCTCTGGACATTCCACCGTTCATTTTTGGATAGGTTCGCCAAATCTGGTAACTTTGCAAGCGTATGAGCAACTTAAAACCAATTTACACTGACGCATCAGGCATCGAGTGGCGGACATTCGAGACTTGGGGCGATATACCAGCGAATCGGGTAATCCCTGCCGACCTTGCCGTTCGCAGGGCGTCTATGGGACTAACCCCCGACCGACTCGTCAAAGCGTTCAAGGAGATCAAAGACGACCTGAACAGGGGCGATATTGTCGGAGGGTTTTCAAAGTTCGACCAACTCGAAAGGCGGATTGCTGACATTCCAGACGAGTTGCTTCTTCAAGACTTGGCGTGTGTGTTTGTTGTCCATCCTGACGAAGACCCGCTCGACTTCGACCCGAAGATGCAACGGGTAAAACTCGAACTATGGGCAAAAGATGACGATGCACGGTTTTTTTTTATTCAGTTGGCAGTACGCTATACAATGGACTTATCGGACATCTCCGACGCTTATATCCGTTCGCTTATCCTTCAAAGGACTTTGATGGAGTCGAGCGACCCAAGCACGAGTATCTTTCCCTTGGAAGAAACTGGGCTGACGAGTTCAGCACTTTCGTGACCGAGGTGAATCTAATGCACCGGATGCTTTGTAACGGGTCATTGACCGAGATTAAAATGCTCGAAAAGATGGGAATCGAGGAGTACGCATCGACCGTGAACGCTTGGAAATACGAACTTCACCTGAAACAAAAAAGCGTCAAAGTATGATAGTTCTGGTCTTTCTAATTGGCGTCATTTGTGGTATTGCATTAACGGAATCTGTAAAGGATTGATATGGGAATAGGGCGCAAATTAAGGAGAGGGACGATACGACCTGTTGTGGATGAAAACGGGAATGTGCTGTTTTTTATCGACAAAAAAGGGAGGCGGATTGACCCGCTGAAACAAATATAAGGAGGTTGCGTTTAAGGGGGTATGATAACAAGAACCGAATACGAAAAAGCATTAAAAATTGTCAAAGAATATAATAGGCAATCTATTTTTGAAAAGACAATTGGTCATTATGACAATGACAAAGAATTAATAAAAAAATCCCCTTTGCATGAATTTTTGTCTATTAGGGTTGCAAATGCTTTGTTTTCTCAAAACGGCATTTATATTAGTAGGTGGGATTCAAAAGTTGAAGATTTATCAAAATTATCTCGAGCCGAATTGTTTAGAATCAGGGGTATAAGACATAAGGCAATTATAGAATTAGAGGCTTTGTGCGAATTGGCTGGGATTAGTTTATTGCCGTAATTTTTTCGTATCTTTGCCCTGACCGCCCCGGTCATTAGGCATCACGCCATACAAAGGATAAAATCGAATTGATATGGCTCAAAATATAATATTCCGAGTTGTTGCCGATACCCAGCCAGCAGTGGATGGGATGAATAAACTCGGCAACGCTACCGACAAGACCAAGAAAGAGGTATCAGGATTAGACCAAGCATTAGGCAAGGTCGGGAATATGTTGGAGGGTGCGTTCAGTCTTGATTCGATAATTGCATTTGGTAAGCAGGTATTCACTTTAACAGGTCAAGTTCAATCGCTGACTATCCGAATGAATGAACTTATGGGGTCGCAATCGGCAGGAACGCAACAGATGAACTCCCTGCGTGAACTATCCGATAAGTTGGGTATGTCATTCAAGACCGTATCGAATGAGTTTGTATCTTTCGTTGGTGCTGCAAAAGCGTCTGGGATGGAGGTAGGCAAAGCGGAAAAGATATTTAAATCTATGACAGTCGCATTGGCTGGTACGGGTGCAACATCTGAATCAGTCAATCGAGCCATGACGGCACTTACCCAGATGATAGGTAAGGGGAAAATCAGTGCGGAAGAACTAAGAGGTCAATTAGGCGAGGCGATGCCGTCCGCTATGGGTATAATGGCAAAGTCTTTGGGCGTAACAACTCAACAACTCGACAAGATGATGGCATCAGGTCAGTTGATTGCCGAAGATGTACTACCCAAGTTTGCAAAGGAAGCAGAGAAAGCATTTGGCAAAAACGCACAGACAATGGCTGAGGGTATGCAGGGCAATATGGCACGACTGCAAAACGCTTGGGAAGGATATATGACAAGTCTTGGCGAGCGGTTTTATGGTAGTGCTGGTGGCGCACAAGTTCTTACCGATATGTTAAATTGGTGGACTCAGATTAACCTGACCCAAGAGCAATATATACGCAACGAGTCGGCACGATTAGCAGACGCCTCAGCCGAGATTGGAGTTGCTGAAAAATTATTGGAAACACAGCGTGAAAGAAAAAAAACAAGCGAAGAAATACAAGCCACATTTAAACGACTTCAAGCTGATGAGATGGCTTATGCAAAAGAGCGCAAAGCATTAGGGGATACTGAGGGTTATACAATGGCGGTCAAGACTGCTTTTGCATACAGCGAGATAGTCAAGTCAATGGATGTCGAGATAGCAAAGAAGAAAGAGGTTATTCCATTGACAAACGCTCAAATTAAACAAATCGAAAAAGAGCGACTCGAAAGAGCCAGATTAAAGCGTGAAATGGACAAGGCATTAAAGGATATTTTTACGGTTGATTTCACCAAGAAAGTTGAAGACCCTAATTTGATTGGTGCACCTAAGCCAGACGATAAGTATTTTAAAGACGCTCAAGACAGAAGGACAAAAGATGAGCAGGACAGGTTGAAAGAAATGCGTAAGTGGCAGGGGATATTTGAAACAGAGCAGGGCAAAGCGTTTCAGTCTGAATTGAGTGAATTAGACCAGCAATACCAAGCAAAATTAATAAAGGACGAGGAATATCTTGTTGCATTGTCCGCACTTCGCAAAAAGTACGGAATTGAGGATAAGAAAAATACAAATAGCATTGAATCGGATATTGTTTCAACAAAAGCCAAAAAAGAGCAACTAAAAAGAGACATAGTAATTGAAACAGCCAGAGGCACGGTAGATACCATTATGGCTTACAAGCAAAAAGAACTTGATGGCGAGGCTGAGATGGTTGCAAAGCAAAGAGAGCAGGGGTTAATTAGTCAAGAGCAATACGACCAACAACTAAGGGCGATTAAGCGAAAGCAAGCCATCGCAGACCGAATCGCTGCGATTGCCCAGATTGCGATTAACACAGCAGTCGCATTGACCAACCCAACCAACATAGCATCATTCGGGGCAATATCGCCATTCATCATTGCCTCAGGTGCAATTCAGGCAGGTATCGTCCTTGCTCAACCTCTTCCATACAACAAAGGAACGAAACGAGTCCCAATGATGCGAGGTGCAGTTCGTGGGCGTGATTCGGTTCACGCCATACTGACTCCTGACGAGCGTGTCGTACCTGCTGACATTAACATGCAACCCGGCTATTCTGCTTTATTAGACCTTGCTCAGGACAAAAAGATTAGCGACAAAGAGGCTGGATTCTTAGCAGAGTTGGCAACATCAGGAATGAGGCGTACAGGAACACAACAAAGCATTGACCCTGATGTAATAGGGAAAGCAATAGCCAAACACATTCCGCATACGAATGTGGCTATCAATGACCGAGGCATTGCGGTTATTACCGAGAGAAGCCAAACCGAAATACGCAGACTTAGAAGGAGGATAGGCTGATATGTTACAAGTCAAGATAAACGGTACACCGATAACGGGCAGGATTGAGGGACTCGAGGACTTTACGCTGAACTATTCGAGGGATTCAGAAACGGGCAGGACGCAAAAGAGTTATACGAATCAGTTAAAGTTCTATGACGATGCGTTTAACATAATTTACCCCTTGATGGTAGCGAACCCAAACGGGTTAAACCAATCTGCCAATGTCGAGGTATGGGACGACTGCTGTAATGCCCCCGTATATCGCGACCTTATCATTCGTGGCGATATGGTTGACTTTTGCACGGGCGACTGCTTTGTAACGGCACGATTGACACGCCAAGACCCAGACGAGTTGATTTATCAATGTTTGAATAAAAATGAGATAAGTTCAAACAAGAATGGGTATTTCAATTATCCATATACCGACCCGATAACAGGTCAGACTAATGCAAATCCACGATTCCCCCTCGTTGTATATTGCAACGAATTACGCCCGAACTGGTTGATGGCGTATTTGTTGAATATTGGATTTATTTTTTTATTTATAGGAACAGCAATTTGGCCAGCATTGGCTATAATATTTGCATCGTTGACATTATTTTTAATAGGCATATGCTTTGTTTTAAGACAACTCGAAAACATTCTAAATTCATTTTTGCCGGGCAACCCTGTAGATTTAACTCCGCCAGTTTGCGACCAATTATTTAATGACCCCGGATTTTTATTTAAACAATACGATGATTTATTGGACAAACTTGCACAATCATTCATCGGATGTGGTCGCAAACAACCTACTCCACTTTATCGTCAATATGTTGAGAATGCTTGTCAGATATGCGGTATTAATCAATTCAATTCATCAATCCTAAACGACCCAAACAGCGAGTATTGGAATGCTTTGTACTTCAATGCCCCAGTCGATTCAGGCAGTCGTTCAGCGGTAGGATATATCAGCGAGAACAGACCGACCGCCACGATGTCCACTTGGCTCGATACAATCGCCAAAGACTTCAACGCTCGTTGGTGGATTAATCAGGGGCAGTTGTACTTTGAGCGAAAAGACTACTTCCTAAATCAGCCCGTCATTTATGACGCTGATATTAATCAAGAAACAGGCGATATATTGGAGGGCGTTTGCTTTACTTATAACGAGGGCAAGTTATTCTCCTCAATCAAAGTTGAGGCAACTATGGACGCCTTAGACGATGTAGGTAACGAGGACAGAAATAGATACACCGTTTATTTCGATTACGGCTCAAATCCGAATTGGGAGGGTGCTAACAAGAAGATGTTATCATACTCACCTGCACGATTTAGGAATGATGGCATTGAACCAGATATAATTACAATATTTGGAAATAGACCGCTTGCTAATTTTATATTTCAAGGTTATTTGAGCAGTTTTGGTCAAGCGTTATTAATGTCAAAAGGAACAGCATCCAACCCGAAGATGCTTATTTGGGATGGTAATTCTTATACGGACGCTTATGTTAAGTTTTACAACGGCGTTCAGAATATGCCTGCGATGGTTAATTCAGGGCAGTCGGACTTATACGATAAATTTCACCGCATTGACGACCCCAACATTAACCCATTCCGATTCTGGAACGCTGAATTGACAGTCAGAGCCAACTGCCAACTCGTACAGCAACTCGATGTGAACAGAACCGTCAGACTACGCACACCATACGGGGCGATTGTTAACGCCCGAATCAATCAAATCAACGCTAACTTAGGCGAAAGAACAATTCAATTTACTTGTGAATTTTAATCATGGCAAATAATCAAACTATCACGGTCGGCATTGACCGCAACTGGAACATAAACTTCGGTAACTTATGCGATGGCGACACAGTTGAATTGCGTATATGCAATTATGACGGAGGCACGCACACTGGTTCACTTCGAATTTGTGGGTGCGAGGCGTTTACATTTACGCCAACTACATTCACGCTCGTCCCGTGCCAATGTACAACGATAACAGGCACATTCAATGGCAATGGTTATCCCGGAACTGGCAACTGCTTTATCGAAGTTGATTTTAACAACCGCAAGAGTTTTGTCAATCTGAATTGGAACGAAGTATATTGCGATATTAAAGAACTTGACTGGACATTTGGCGACCTGAATAGTTCAATAATATTACAAAGAAGAACATTTAATGCCGAGTGCGACACAACGGACAATTACGCATTTGCCCAAGCCGTTTATTTGCAGAGAGATTTACGAGTCGCTCAGCCACTTGTTGCAGGCGATGAGTTATTTCTTAGTCAGTGGTTATTCGCTCAGATAGTTGATTGGGCGTATCAAAACTATCCGGTCGCAGGATGGAAGACCCGTATCTGCTTACAACCAGCAGGAGAGGGCGAAGACCCAAGCGTTGATGGTACTTATCAAATGGAGTGGTACGGACAACAGCCATCAGAGGAGAATAGTCAGGATACGCCTTATGTATTTGCGATAGTATCATCAGGCGGGACTAACATTCAATATCGGGTTGAGTTTAACTTACCCGAAGATAGCCTGAATGCCCCGAGTAACTTCCCTCTTGCCAACCATCGGATACTTTTAGCCAACTCCACACGCAATGAAGTTGAGTTGAATAATCAAAGCGAGAACTCGATTTATCGCAACCTGAAATACATGAGTTGGGCGTTTGTCGTGTATCGTTCAATTGGTTCGGTTTATCAGGACGATATCTTTTCAATTCGTGGCAAGTTCCCATTTGAGAAAGAGGGAGTCGGGGCAAATGCAGTCGCTTTCTATTTGATCAGTACGAGCCTTACAACACCAACGGGTCAGCCTACCCAATACCTTTCAACCATACGCCAGACTAAGGTGCGTGTGGACTTCCAATTTGCCGATAACAATGTGACCGGCACACCACCTACCGATATGTGGGTGTATCTGATACGCAACGATTCGCAGAACAACCAACTCGACTACTACGAAAACTACGAGTACGACCAAGCCGACTTGACCAACTTAGTGGCAGGTAATGTTATCACACCTGTAACGCCTCCGACCAACATCACCTCGAATGAGTTCTTTGCCGAGTTTGATGTATTAAATCTAAGGCAAGATTTAACGGGCGTTGAAAATATATCCAACAATTACCGATTCATATTCATTACGACCAGTGCATTGGACAGGCAGTCACGCAGTTGGATAACCGAACCGATTCAACTAATCAACTACGATGACCAAGACCTAACACTAACGGGCGTTGAGGCAAAGTTCCGCACCGTTGAGCAGGAATACGCAGGCACGGTCGGAACGCTGTTAGGCACATGCGTCAATATGAATTTGGAAACGGTTCTACAAGCCAATTTGCCTTTGTCAGACGCAGAGGTACAAGCAAAGACGGGCGGATTAATTACGACCGCATTCGAGGCGTACAGAGGGTCGACATTGAGCATTTACGAGCAATCACCTTTGACTGGCTCAACTCTACTCAACACGCAATACTTCGGTGCAAAAGGTCAGTTAATTTGCGACAAGGTAACCGACAACGGACTTGACCCGATAGTAAACAACTCGCAAGGGGCAAATATAGATTTGGTCTTTCCATTTACCATACCCGACAATGTGTACCGCAAGATAGGCAGAGAGGGGTTGTTTCAATCGAATATAAACAACTCGAACTCTTGGTCAACATTAAGTCTCGCCTCGCTTAGTTGCGTTCAGAATCGGACAAGTGACCAGTGCGATGTGTTGTTTGCTTTGCCTGATGTGACAGGTGCGGACAATCCTGAATACATGACATACATTCCCGATACAAATGAGGTATGGGTGTGTAATTTGGCAAGCCATACAATATCAATTATTGATGTTGCAACTCTTGCCATAACAGCCACCATAACACTAACAGCAGGCGATGCCCCTGTTGGTATTATTTATGTGCCTCAGAAGGGGTGTTATGCAACATTACAAGGGGCAAACTCAACCATATTAATTGACATTTATACAAGGTCAATTACAACAACAATAGCAACACCAACAGCACCAAGACAAATAATTTACGCACCAAGCATAGATAAACTTTTTGTTATTTCAGGAAGTGCAGACCTTTACGAAATTGACCCACAAACAAACACAATAACAAACAGCGTAAACACGGGGCAGACAGGCGGTCAATCCGTAACATATTACGCAGGTAACGATTCGCTTTATACCGTTGCAAATGGCTCAAGTGATTATGTCGAAACACCTCGTAATACATTTGTTCCATCTGCACCCGTATCTGTTCCTGCACAGCCATTTTCGGTATTTGCCTCAGCCAATAATTTATTTATCGGCACGACCAACACTATTGAGGTTTACGACTATGCCAATACGCTCATAACTTCATTACCTTACACTGGGTTGGGCGGTCGCTCAATAATCGAAAACGCAGGTATAATCTATGTTGGAGATGCAGGTAGCAATGTAGTCAGGTTAATTGACAACACCACATTCAGCGAAATTGCAACATATCCTGCCGTAGCAAATCCAAGACGCTTGTTATTCGGTGGCGGTCATTTGTGGCTATCTCAATTTGCTTCCGATTCCGTCCGCCCATACCTGCTCGACTGCAACGACAGCCTGCCCCCGTTCACGATGGTAAATCGCAACATCAACCTGAATTGGGACTTGGAGTTTGAGTTCTTCGACAACACCGAAATTTACACCATCACTCAGGAATTGAACAGACCAAGTCCAAGCAAGGTAGCCGACTTCGTGAATGACTTTGTTGATATTATTATCGAGGAAGAACCGAACGATGGCACACCAACACCGATACCAATCGACAACCTATGCCCGACAACGGGTCAGGTCATTGTAACGGGTAACTTCTTCAATCCGCAAAGAGTCATGTCGGTAGGCATCGAGTTACAGCCAGTGCGAGGCGGTATGGTTAGTTCAGAGTCGTCTGCTTCGCCTATCTCAATACCGAGCGACTCGCCTTACATCTACGACCTCACACCTGCATACGGCACGACAAGTTCCGTATCATTCAAGATTGATACGCCATCGCTTAACTTGACTGGCGATTATGAAATAGTACTTCACTTTATTACACAATAACAATGGGAATCATTAGAAATGTTGATGTCATCCTGAATCCGGGTAACGGGACAGTCAATGCGGAAGATATAGTTTGGCAAGTACCCGTGACGCCCAACTGCGGACAACTTTGCGAAGAGATAATTCAGGACGAAATTATCTGCAACCAAGCCGATGCGTGGAATAATAATTTATGTCCAAATGACTTCTGTTACTCTGCTCCAGTCGTGCCGGGCGATTGCTTACATTTTCAGTTTCAGTTCCAGAACACACGCAACGCAAAGACCACGATTAGTTATTTGCAATTCCTGCAACGACCGAACCCGAAAATCAGGTACAACTGGTATCATCCGACCATTAACCCAACCGACTGGACTATTCGGGCGAGGATGTTTAACGCTTGTACGAATGCCGAGTACAAAGACCCGGTTAATAATTACAACTATGCCGATATATTCATGCGTCAGGCAGGAATATTCTTGAGCCAAGACCGCACCGCATCGAGCAAGACCTTACCGATTAACTCTTGGTACAGATGGACGCAAAACGCTCAAATTTGCATACCATCGCAACTGCCTGCTAACTTCCCGAGTCAGTTTTATTTCACTTTTGAGGTCAAGAATTTCGCCAATGCATCAAGCACCGTTTATTCTCAACTTTATGAGATTGATACCTGCTCAAATACAATCTATTTAGAGGGGGCGTACAGCCTCAAAGATTGTTTTGGGTATGATTATTCAATCCCGACCGATAATCTGCTGTTAGAACGCAATTTTAGTCCATTTCAGCAAGTTCTATGGAGTTCCGCTCTGTTCCCGAATGTGTCAAGTCAATACCGCAACGCTCACAGATTGCGTGGAACGGCTTCGTATGTTGGCAGGATGATTGAAAAGGATATTCCAGAACGCCAATGCCTATCAATCAAAACGAGCATAAAAGAGCAGTACAATGTCAAATTAAAGCCGATTCCGCCCTATGTTGCCGAGATTGTGAATAACAACTTATCTGGCAAGGTAGCGTATTTGTCTGGTGTGCCGGGCAAAGGTGCGATTGAAGTTCAGCCGAATGGCGGTGCGGAAAAAGCAAACGACATCAGCAATATGTGGGTAGTCGATTTAACGCTAAACGGGTGCGAATGCCTCGATTATCATCAGTGTTAAAATAATTATTATCTTTGTGCCGTTGTCATTTAATTAAGGTTTAAGTGGGATGCAGGAGGGGTGATGTCCTCCTGCATTTTTTTATTTATGAATAGTTCAGAATTACGTAGGTCAGTCCAAGAAGCATTGGTGCAAGTCGAAAAAACTCTGCTCAAAAAGAATGAGGAATATGCAACCGACTCGGATGTGTTCAGGAACTTCCGTACTGGAATATCCCTACAAGATAAACCACAAGCCGTCGCTTGGGAATACATGACAAAGCATTTGCAATGGATTAAAGACGCTATCCAGACCGACCACAAGCCGACCCATGCCGAATTGGATGAGAAGTTTATTGATGCGATTAATTATCTCCTAATCATTCGGGCGATGTATCAGGATAGGTCGTAATTTTTTTATTTGCAAATTTATTTTTATCTTTGTACAACCTCTCCCAGAGGGTAGGCAGTTTGCCATATTTCGGGAACATAAAAATCGTTCTCACTAAAAAACAATCAATATGCCATTAACTTGCACAGGATGCTCTGTTAGCGTCCCTACCCTCTCCGCATCTTGCGGAAAAAACAAGAAGCAAGGCGGTCTGCCATACCTTGCCATCGTTGCTTGTGATTACACCTTTACAAATCCAACTGACCCAGCAGAATGGGCAAGTGCCATCAGTGCCAACAACGCAAGAGTTGTTAAAGGTCTGCTCGGTTCACTTGCTGACCCGTCCAACACTACCAAGCGTATCGGTTCTTGCGACCCTGAAACTTTGTTAGGTCGTGTCTGGACGCTTAACTTCCAAGATTACAACTTCACCGAAACAGGCAGTCCGCTTGTGTTCGAGAAAGAAGCGTTCTACAACGATATTCAAGCCGACCCAAGTAAGTACTATTTATACTTTGGTTCTTGCGATGGCAGAATGTGGTTAGTTTCCGACTTCACATTAATGATGAATGTAATCGTTCCCGATAACAACCAAGATGCAAGATACATGAATGTTCAAGTCATGTATCAAGGATTGACAATGGGAACTCAATATGTTTTCGATTTAGGTACAGTTTAATCCGCCCGTAAATCATGGCATACGAGCCTATTGATACGGGTTTCGGGTTCTACTTTGACCCCGAGGAACGACCTGATGCGTACCTGCGCTGGGCAGAGCAGTATTACTCGATGATTGTGCATACGCAAGGTCATAATCCGGGTAAACTGCTCTACCTACAACGCCCGAACGAAGCCGATGATATCTACCGTTACCGTCTGGCTAATTTCGAGGCAATAACAAAGGGTGCAATAAGTCGGGCAAAAAACGAGGTGTTCAGTCCTATCGGGTCTGCCAAGTTCTCATACAAGATGGACGAGGACACCGAGGAATACATTGAACGCCCTGTTTTCGGCATGTCCGGGGGTTACGGTACTGGATATGACTATTGGCAGTACATCTTCAAGGTTGCCTGTGAGCGTATAATTGACGACCCGAACGGATATATCACTTGGATGCCATTCGGAGAAGGTACGACAGACCCGACACAAAAGGTTGATGTTTATCCGTACCAGATTTATTCGGTTTGTATAACCCGACTCACAAAGGACAGAATCACCTTTTACAAGCCCGAGGAAAGATTCTATCTTAACTCAGGCACAACAGGTCGAATATTTTACACTATCGACAGAGAGGCTTATTATAGGCACTACGAGATTGAACTGCCTGACGATAAGACCACATTCGGAACGGAGTTAATTTACCGACACAACTTAGGCGAAATTCCTATCGTGTTGAATGGTGGATTCAGGAAGTCGGCTATCGGTCAATTTGATTACAAGACACGCAAAGCCGTCTGGGGCGAATCAACTTATATGGGTTGGTCACCTTACTCGTTTACAAGCGGGTCGGCATTGTTGCAGAATACCTATCTGCCTCAATTCATTGACTATCTCGAATCGTTCTTTGTCGGGTTTGTTGGATATGCGAACGAGGCATTAAAGACCTTTGACGATTGGAAAGGTGCAAGAGTAATGACTTCCAACCCGATCCGAGTTGAGAAGCAGATGCCTTGTACTGCCGAGGGTTGCAATAACGGCTATGTCTGGGGTCATGATAGCGAGGGCAACGACTCAAGGCGTGCGTGTAATACCTGCAACGGGTCAGGCGTAATGGTTCGCAGTCCGTTTGGCATTTATCAAGTCAAAGTACCCGATAGCACAACGCTCGAAAACCAGACGCTTGTTGATGACCCCGTGTCGTATGTATCGCCTCCGGTCGATGGACTCGAGTACATGCAGAAAGCGTGGGAAACATTGATACACAAAGCCGAGTTGGAATTGTATCAACTCTTCACCGATTCGGCTCAATCAGGCGAGGCTAAAAAGGTGGACAGAGAGGGCAAGTATGCGATGATAATGGCAATGTCAAATCACATCTTTGACCATATCATCTACAATCACCTGAACTTCCTGATTCGGTTACGCAACATAGTCAATCCTGAACCTGCAATCATCGTCAAGCCTACATCCTTTGCTATTCGTGACGAGGGCATGATTATCGAGGAGTTGAAGCAGTTAAACGAAGCCGATGCACCGATACCAGTCAAAGTTAAAGCACAGAAAGACCTGATGAAAAAACGCTTCTCGGGCAAAGCCGAGGCGAGTGAAGTCATTGAGTTGATGGTGCAGTTTGACCCGTTATATGGGCAATCTATGGAAGACATTGAGCGGATGCAACGGATGGGTGCGATTGATACAAGGTCGGTTCAAAAGCATGCGTATTGTTACCATGTTTTGGAAAGGGTTATGGAGAAAGTGGACGAGGTTGAATACGACATGGAAGAGCCTGAGATTCTCGTATTGATGGAGACCGAGTTCAATACTATCGTTCCTCCACCTGCCACGCAGATTCAGATTCCAGTATTTGAATAATGGCGAAGCGTTCACCCGAAGATGAAATCGACCTGCTCATTGATAACTTGGTTGATAATGCCCGTAAAGGGGCAGACGATGCCACTCAGCGCATCATTAAGTTATTGGACAAGTACTTGGATGGTTTCCAATTATCTGACGGAAGTTTCGTACTATCAGAGCAAAACAGCCGATTGCTTACCGGATTGGACAGCGAGATCGCCAAAGCAATCAACGCAAGTACCTACCCATCCAGCGTGTCCGATATCGTCCGAAGCCTGCCCGAAATTGAACGATTGAGCGAGATGGTACTGCGTCAATACAATACCAACTTTGCATTTGATTTCGACCGCTTAGGGGTGTCGCAGTTACGCCTTGCCCAGACCGAAACTATTGTCCAGAACATGACCGGCACGGGTTTGACTGCTGAGATACGCCAACCGATTCGTGACGCTATAAATCGAAATGTTTTTGCAGGTGCAAAAGTGACCGATACCAAAGCCAGACTGCGTGACTTTTTATTGGCTTCCGAGTCGGATAAATTCAATCGCATGGCTCGTTATGCAAATGTTTGGGCGCAGGATGGCATCATGCAGTATGACGGCATGATATACGATAGATTCCGCACAGAGTACGCACCAAACAGCATCAGGTATATCGGTAGTCTAATTGGCGATAGTCGTCCGCAGTGCGTTCGGTGGATAACGAAGTACAATGGTAAAATTCCAATGAACAAATTACAAAGTGAAATAAATTGGGCGTACAATTCAGGTTCAGGAATGAACCTTGCTACGACCAAAGAAACATTCTGCACATATCGGGGCGGTTACAACTGCCGACACAAAGCAATTCCCGTATTTGAAAGTGAGGGCGAAGACAATGGGTAACAACGGGCAAGACGAATCAATCGGGGGAATTGTATCCTCCATATTGGGGTATATTATGGCACATTTTTTTTCTGTTGATGCTATTTTTTTTAAGGTAGTTATTGCCCCGGCAATCGGTGCGACTATCGGTTTTTTCGTAGTAAGATTTTGGAAAAAACTTTTCGACAAAAATGAAAAATCAAATCAAACAAATGAATAAACACGACTGGATAATTATCCTCTTCTCGATGCTGATTGCTACGGCAACAGCCAACGCACAGGACACGGTGTATATCGCCAATTCTGGAAGTAATGTAACTATCACCTACAAAGGCTCGGTCAAGTCCGTACCTCGTAGTTTGATTAGTGCCAATAAGATTGTCAGTCCTATTCTGCCGACACAAGTATCAATCTTTAACGGGGCGTCACAAGTTGATTCTTGGACATTTAACTTCTATCGATTTAAGGTAAACGCAACTGCCATAACCAATGTCGATAGTTTTGTCCCTGCTATAAACAACCTGAACACTGCTATGGTTGTATCGTACAAATTGCTCAGAGATATTCAAATCGTTTCGGCTTTACCTGCTAATCCTGACCCAACCGTTACATACTTAGTCGGGGCGCAGACAACCATAAGCATAACAGGATTGAACGGCAACACAGATGGGTATTATCGCATTCAAGGCACAACGATTAACGCAGGCAGTGCCGATACGCACACAATGCGATTTAATACGGTTAATACCAATGTTTACGATAGCCGTTATTCGTATGTAGGGGCTGCATCAAGCACGGGGTCGAACTTACAGACGCATATCTTTATTGCACCAAACAACGGGGCAAATTCGCTCACTATGTTCGACATAACAATTGACCCAGTTACTGGCAAGAATCGCACCGTTCAGGGCGTGGCTAATGTGTTTGGGGCGAATCAAATCACCGCACCATTATACCCGACCTTTGGCGGTTTGTGGCGTGACAATTCGACTAATATTACAAGCATTCAACTTGGTTATGCTTCAATAAGTAACGGGTATGCCGTTGGTACAAGAATCAGAGTTTATAGTTTACAGCAATGATAGAAATAGGCAAATATTACCAGATTCAGACTGAGCAGGGTGAAAGGACTGCCAAAGCAATGCAATTAATCATGGAGGGTGTTTATGGCGTTTATTCGCCGAGCGATTACGCCGTTCCCGAGGATAATCAAGGCACAATCATTCCAGAGGGTTCGCCCGAATCTACGCCACAAGAGGCGGAATTATGGGATGAGTGGTATGCCAATAATTAGTAAATTTGTAATAAATTAAAACCAATCATACAATGAAAAAAGCAATCTTCCTTTCAATCAGTTTGACGCTGTTCGCCTTTATCGGTTTGAGCGGTCAAACCAAAGACACCTTGACCGTGTCTCAAAGTTCATCTACTGGCGTTATTACACTTCGCAGTCAGAAATCAGGCAACCTTGTTATCAATCCATTCGAGTATAATGGATTTGGAAACATCGAAGCAGTTTATTCAACTGCCAATGCCGACACAATGGTATTTCTTCGCAATGTAAAGACCCAGACCGTTATCACCCGTTACCGCAAGACAGCATTCTATTTCGCTACTTACGGAATCACTGCAATGACTGCAACTTGGTTAAATGCTACTTATTTCAATCCTCCAAACTTGCGTCAGTTAAATGTAACCAGTGCCGTTAGAGATAGCCTCGTGTCTTGGGGTCTTGCACCAGTTGGAACAATTATATTCAATACCACTATCGATAGCCCGCAAGTACGCAGGACTTCCGCTTGGCGTTCATTCTAATCAATTTATACCATGCAAAAGTTAAACGAAAAACAAGTATTGGTGCAAAACACCAAAACGGGCAAGCAGGTTATCTTGTCTAAGCATTTCTTTGAGCGCCAAAAGGCATTGAAGAAAAACGGGTTTAGCGACTTCGAAATCGTTCCGAGCGTGTCCGCTACGACTGAGAAGCCAAAGAAGTCAAAAGAAGTAACCGAGTAACAACCAAACCAAGTCAGCAACTATTATGAGTAAAGCAATCGAATTTCTAAAACTTATGGGAGTACCAGAAGATGTGGTTACTTCAATCGAATCTGCCGATGACCAAACAGACCTTTCCGGCTTTGTCGAATCGACCGAGACACACTTCACCAACTATTACAAAGAGCGTGTTAAGGACGAGATACACAAGGCTGGAAAGGG